CCCGTCTACACCCCGCCCCCGCAACCTGTTGTTGTAACGCCCCCTCCTGCTGCTCCAGCACCCCCACCGACTATCGTGGTGGTTCCACAACCAGCACCGGCACCTGAACCAGAACTCATAGTGCCTACAGTTGGAGACACTAACTCTTGTGTAGAAGGTAGTGTGATCGGTGCTGTTGTTGGTGGCGCAGGTGCCGCAGCAGCAAACGAGTACCTCTGGAATGGTGATTACAATAATCTCATTTGGGGTATTCCCGCTGGCGCTTTGCTCGGCGGTCTGGTAGGATGTCAAATTGATGGAGGTTGAATTATGCAAATCAAACTATTCAGAATGCAAAACGGCGAAGAAGTTGTCGCCGAACTAGTTGGGGAAACTGATGATACTTATGACATCAGTAACCCCATTGTTATGGTCCCCGGTCGTGATGGAACTATTGGTTTCGCACCATGGGCACCACTACTGGCGGAAGATGTAAAGGTACTTACTATCAGAGCATCATATGTTGTGTATGTCTCAGTACCCAATGCTCAGGTCGTAGAAAACTACGAACAGATCTTCTCCCCTATTATTAAACCCACAAGCGCAGGTAAGATTATCACATGAGCATTGACTTAAAGGATTGGTTGAATACAATCAATATGTCAAAGGAGAACCTTATCGACGAGGACCCAGACCTCGCCGCTAAGTATCCTGCCTTTATTATTAACAAGTGCCTCTCAGGGCAAACAGACTCCCTTATGTTTGCCAATGAGATGAATAAGTATCCTCAACTTGATAACAAGTTACAATATGACTTCTATCTAAATAGTTTGAGGAAGAGGAAGCGTTTCTCTCCCTGGTTAAGAAAAGACAAGGTCGAGAATATCGCTGCCATTCGTGAGTATTACGGATTCTCCACTGAGAAAGCAGAGCACGCCTTGAATATCCTGACCACTGAGCAGATCAATTTTATTCATGGCAAACTTGAAAAGGGAGGGACCCAAAGATGCTCATCGACGAAAAGGGAATAGTATTCTGGGACCCTTCTCAGATGGTGGAGATTTACCTCTCCGATCCCGATGACTTTTTAAAGGTAAGAGAGACGCTCACCCGCATAGGTGTAGCGTCTCGTAAAGAGAAAAAGGTATATCAATCTTGTCACATTCTGCATAAACAAGGCAGATACTTCATCGTCCACTTCAAAGAACTATTTGTCCTAGACGGCAAGAGGTCTAATATTACACTGAATGATATTCAGCGTAGAAATCGCATTGCGAAACTATTATTTGATTGGAATCTAGTTGAGGTTGTTGACCCTGAGAAGATTCTAGATGTTGCTCCTCTCAACCAAATCAAGGTTTTATCTTACAAAGAGAAGGGTGATTGGATACTAGAACCGAAGTATAACATCGGCGGACGGAAAACCGCATAGAATCAGTGGGGTTTTCCAACCCCACTTTTTTTATGAAGTGTTATAATTAGTATGTCGGATGCTTCGGGTCCGGCAATTAACCACTCGCTTATTTAAGGAGACCTATGAGAAATCTATCATCTTACAATGTGGCAAATCTAGATCAACTTCTAGACCGCATTACACGCAACAGTATCGGAATGGACGGTTACTTTGACCGTATTGTGAATAACATCCACGAGACCACTCAGAATTATCCCCCATATAATCTGGTTACGGTCAGTGAGGTTGAGTCCCGCCTAGAAGTCGCTCTAGCGGGTTTTGCTAAGAAAGAGGTGCATGTGTATACTGAAGCAGGCAAACTCTTCGTAGAGGGGCAGAAAGAGGACAGAGAGAGCGACCTAGAGTATCAGCATAAAGGACTCGCTCAGAGAAGTTTCACCCGAGTGTGGACTCTCTCCGACGATACTGAGATTCGCTCTGTTGAATTTGTTGATGGTCTGCTGACTATTGTCCTAGGAAAAGTCGTGCCTGAAGCACACCAGCGAAAGATCTGGTTCTGATAAATAAGGCATATCGTCGCCGCAAGTTAGGGATCCCTGGCAAAATCCAGGGGTCCGCTTTTTTTTGACTATAATTAGTAAGTAGTAAAAAATACTTCTCATGAAGGTTGGTATTATTGGTCTCGGACGGATGGGCGAGGGAATGTCTCGTCGAATGATCCGAGAAGGCATCGAAACATATGGTTTCCGCAGAAACTTTGATGCAGCAAAAGAATTAGAAACCAAAGGACACATTACCGGAGCAGTAAAGGACCTCCGAGAATTATCAAAAGCAATTAAAGAAGAAGGTAAACCATCAATCTATCTAATGGTGGTGCCTGCAGAATCCGTTGAAGCAACTATCTATGACCTACTACCACTTCTTAGTCCTGGAGACATTGTTGTTGATCATGGCAATTCCAATTTTAAGGATTCAAGGAAGCGAGCCGTCCGTCTTGAGGACTTGGGCATCTCGTATATTGACTGTGGTACTAGTGGTGGAGTTTATGGTCTGGAGCGTGGATATTGTCTTATGGTTGGTGGCGCAAATCGTCCAGTCTCTACTTGCGCTCCAATCTTTAGGGCACTTGCCCCTGGACTCGCTGGCGCTCCAAGGACAGACGCCCTCAGCGATATAACCTCTGCTGAGCACGGTTGGTTGCATTGTGGTGGTCCTGGTGCAGGACACTTCGTCAAGATGGTGCATAACGGCATTGAGTATGGTATTATGCAAGCATACGCTGAAGGATTCAACATCATTCATGAAGCAAATGCAGGTGCAGAGTATGTCAAGTCAGGAGACGCAGAAGTCGCCCCAATGGCAGAACCTGCCGATTATTGCTACGACATTGATGTTGCTGAGGTGGCTGAGTTATGGCGTCGTGGTAGTGTGGTTGGTAGTTGGTTGCTCGATCTTACCGCTGATGTACTACGGCGTGATCGAGAACTTAGCGACTTCGATGGGGGAGTATCAGACTCTGGTGAGGGTCGTTGGACGGTTCACACTGCTGTGGATCTTGGCGTACCCGCTCCTGTCATCAGCAGTGCTTTGTGGGCACGCTTTGAGTCGCGCCGTCTTGGTGCTTTCGCATCCAAGATTCTGAACGGAATGAGATCTATGTTTGGTGGCCATGATGTTCGCTGATGTCTTACTTTGGACAGCAATACCCTTTGTACTATCCACAATATATTTCGGGATACGAAAGGGTGAAAATGACTACTACGACTCCGATGATTACGATGGAAATGGAACCGCTCACTGATAAAAGTATAGTAATTTTTGGTGCTACAGGAGACCTCTGTAAGAGAAAACTCATACCTGCTCTATTTGAGTTGTATGAAAACCAGTATCTTCCAGAGAACTTCCGTATCGTAGGCACCTCAAGAAGAATGGAGACAACCGAGGGATGGATCAAATCCCTTGGTGAATACCCAGAAGAGTTTCTGAAACTACTTCACTTCCAGTCAAGCGACTTGGAAGATGGTTTATCTCTCCAAGCACTACCAGTTACAGAGGACACTACATTCTTCCTTTCAGTTCCCCCTGAGCGTTATGATAGTGCTATTGTGAATCTCAAGTCTGCTGGTCTTATGGACAATCCAGAGACCCGTAGAGTCATCATTGAGAAACCATTTGGCAGTAATCTCCATAGTGCTAAGAGACTACAGGAGATTGTGACTACACATCTCCGTGAGAGACAGGTGTATCGCATTGACCATTATCTCGGCAAGGATACGGTCAATAACATTCTCGCCACAAGATTCAGTAATGTATTACTAGAACCTCTGTGGAATCGTGACTACATCTCAGAAGTCCAGATATTTGCAACTGAGAATATTGGTTGCAGTGGCAGAGCACAATACTATGACCACGCTGGTGCGGTCAGAGATATGCTCCAAAACCATATGATGCAGATTCTTTCACTCATCGCTATGGAACCACCTTGTCGTCTTGACGCTAAGGAAATCCGTAGAGAAAAGGTGAAGGTTCTTGCTGCCTCTCGTCTTGGCGAGAAGATGATTATGGGTCAGTATGCTGGATACAAAGATGAGCATGGTGTAAAGAAAGATTCACAAACACCTACATATGTCGCAGGAGACATCTACATAGACAACTGGAGATGGAAAGGTGTCCCCTTCTACTTCATGACTGGTAAGAAACTACCTTATCAGTGCTGTGAGGTGGTCATCAAACTCAAAGAACCTACTCTCAACCTATTCCCCGGACAAGATTCCACCGATAGGATTGTGATTAGATTCCAACCTGATGCTCACCTAGATATTAGGATTGATATGAAGACGCCAGGCATCAGCAATAGAGTTGAGACTGCTACTCTTTCACACGAGTATCCCGTAGATAAAGCAAGTAAAGGTTATACAAAACTCATTTACGAAGCAATCAACGGAGACCAGTCCAACTTTGTTCACGCTGAAGAAGTCCTAGAGTCATGGCGTATCGTTGATGAACTATTATGTGTAGGACCGAGTTGTCCCGTTAGGACATACCCACTCATCTACCACGCAACTACCTGGGGACCACAGAAGGCATCTCTAATTACTAATTGGGATTATCCAGCATGAGTTCTCTTATTCTTCTCGCGTGTTTTCTACCCCTCATCATACTTTTTGTCGTTCTAAAACTTGCCGTTTGGGTCGATGCTGTAAATGCTGAATCGGATTATGTCGGAAAAGAACCTCTACGAAAACGAGGACCCTTTGTGGAGAAACCATATGAGGACGTTGATGAGGAAGAAGATGAATATTGAAATCCGTGAGACACTAGATGAGGTGTTTCACCAGTATTATGATGAGGAGAGAGGGGTCCCCGTCCCACCCTGGCGGACCTCTCAACCAAAATGGTGGTTAGAATATCTGAAGTCTCTCGATATAGACGAAAGAAATCCTTAACCAAACTACATAATCATATGTAACAGACAACAGAATGAAACCAACTGAATCAGCAGAGCAACTCCTCCAGAGATTTTCTGGTAGGAGTATGCAACTTAAGGCACGACTAGCAGAGTTGCAGGTTGCCTATGACGAGTATTTAAAAGTGCAGAAGGACCTACTTAGATTGGAGGGGTCAGAGCAAGCGATTAAATATATTGCCACTGGTGAGTTGCCCAATGATGGCAACCACACTGGTATGAAAAACCACAAACCTGTGGTATAATTATAGAAGAGAAATACTAACCAAATGAATAACAATTACGACAGGGAGGAGGTTAAACCTAATCCCGAAAACTATGATGAAATGGTTGCCGCTGGTTATGAAATGAGTGGTGAAGGTTTCTGGGTCCCCCGAGACGAGGATGGAGTCATCAATGTTGATGTCAACCTAGTGCCCGTTGTCAAACTAGTAGTATTCCTGAATGGTGAGCAGGTGCTCGCTGAGGTTGAAGAGAATCTAAACAATAGCAGCATCACACTTAAGAATCCCCTAGGAGTAATGCTACAGGGTGTTAGTGATATTGACGGTGTTGACGATGAGAACCAAGCAACAGTATCTTATGGTGCGTGGTTGCCCCTAGCAGCAGACCGTGATATTGTAGTGGAAAGAAGCAGCGTCATCACTATTTGTGACCCTGTTTCCTCTTTAGTTGACAGTTACTTGGATGGTATCAATGGATGATGTAATTAGAGTCCTTATTTTGAAGGATGGTTTGACCCTCATCACTAAGATTGAGGAAGTTGGTGAGTTTGAGATTGGAGAACCAAACTGTGTTCTTGTAGATCCAATGCTCGTCGATGCTGAGAAGGAATACGAGGAAGCAATGACTCGTTATCCAGATCAGAGACTCACACAAGAAAAGAAGATGATGATATTGTCCGACAATATTCTCACAATGGTTGTCCCACACCCCAAACTACTCAGCGAATACCTAGTCCAGATCTCCTAAATGCCCAAGTTCTATACTAATGTTCAAATGTATGGAAACGACATCCTTCTCAGAGGTTTTGAGAACGGACAGCGTTTCACTACTCGTGAAAAATTCAATCCCACTCTATATGTTTCGACCAAGAAACCGACTAAGTGGGTCACACTTGGCGGAGAAGCAGTCACACCTATCCAACCTGGAACCATCAAAGAATGCCGTGAGTACTTCAAGAAGTATGAGCAGGTAGAGGGATTCAATGTCTATGGTAATGAGAGGTTTATCTTCCAGTTTATCTCTGACAACTATCCTGGTAAGATTGACTTTGATGTAAACAAACTCAGAATCCTCACCATTGATATTGAGGTTGAGTCTGAGAGGGGATTCCCAGATCCAGAATCAGCAGATGAGGAGGTCCTTCTCATCACAGTTCAGGACTATAAGTCAAAGCAGATAATCACTTGGGGTCAGACTAAGCACGGCGAATACAAAAACAAACAGGAGAATGTGATCTTCATTCCCTGTGTGGATGAGTTTGCTCTGCTCGGTAGGTTCCTAGAGTGGTGGTCTTCTGACTACCCAGATATTATCACTGGTTGGAACAGTGAGTATTACGATATTCCATACCTCTGTAATCGTGTCTCACGACTGATGGGAGAGAAAGCACTTCGTTCATTCTCACCTTGGGGACTTGTTAGGAAGGAAGAGCATTTCATTCAGGGTCAATCGAAACTGGTATATGATATTGCAGGTATGAACCAACTTGACTACCTCAATCTCTATAAGAAGTTTACTTACACCAACCAAGAAAGTTATAGACTGGACTACATTGCCAGTGTCGAGTTGGGGCAGAAGAAACTAGACCACTCTGAGTTTGAGACCTTCAAAGACTTCTACTCACAAGGTTGGCAGAAGTTCGTTGAATACAACATCATTGACGTGGAGTTGGTTGACAGAATGGAAGATAAGATGAAACTTATCGACCTTGCGATCACTATGGCGTATGATGCTAAGGTCAACTATAATGATGTTTTCTATCAGGTAAGAATGTGGGATACAATCATTTATAACTACCTTCGTAATAAGAATGTTGTTATTCCCCCAAAGGTTCCTGTAGACAAGAGTGAGAAGTTTGCTGGTGCTTATGTTAAAGAACCTAAACCCGGCAAGTATGATTATGTGGTGAGTTTTGACCTTAACTCTCTATACCCACACCTTATTATGCAATACGCTATCTCCCCTGAGACACTAGTCACAGCAGGAGATCTGACTCAAGAGATCAATGCTATTGAGAACGATGTGTCCCGTGACCAAGATAGGTTAGAACACCTTATTGAGGCACGGCAAATCTCTACTAAAATCGATGTAGATCAACTACTAGGTGAAGAGATTGACCTGACTCCCTTCAAAGAACTTGATCTCACCATTGCTGCTAATGGAGCAATGTATCGAAGAGTGCAGGGCATCTTGCCAGAACTAATGTCTAAGATGTATGATGAGCGTAAGTTGTACAAAAAGGAGATGCTTAAGTCTAAACAAAAACTAGTTGACATCGAATCCGAAATGAAAAAACGAGGTATTCTATGAGTTATCGCAAGTTCAAAAAGTATGGTGGACTCGTCCGCTATGATCACAAGAACAAACTAATTTTTCAGACACGAGAATTAAACCCCCCATCATCTAACGCCAGGTTCAAAGACAAACTCAGGCGTGAGCATCCAGACTATACAGTAGTATCACCAAAATGATCGACGAACTTGACATCTTTTTCTTTGCCTTTGGTCAACTGAGACAAGTGATTGTTGAAGTAGAACCTAGAATGAGAAGAGTAATTACAGCAGCAAACTACATTGAGGACTAATGGGGTATCTAATTGGCGGTGCAGGGGAAGGTCCTGAGAAAGAATTATCCACATCAGATGTTGACTATAGTAAGTTGACAGACAATCAACTGATCCGTCTACGGCAGAAGACGGTGAAGGATATATCGAAGTTCAACAACTTCCAGATGGCGAAGAAGATTTCGCTCAACTCTGCTTATGGTGCCATTGGTAACAACTACTTTCGCTACTTCAAACTAGCGAATGCTGAGGCAATTACCATGTCAGGTCAAGTCTCTATCCGTTGGATTGAGAATCGTATCAATCGTTTTATGAACGACACTCTTGGTACTGAAGATTATGATTATGTGATTGCCTCTGACACAGACTCTATCTACCTCCATATGGGTCCTCTAGTGGATAAAGCATTCACTGACCCAGATACACCTAAGGAGAAGATTGTAACCGCTCTGGATGCCTTCTGCCAGGCAAAGATCGAACCATTCATCGATAGGTCCTATCAAGAGTTGGCAGAGTATGTGAATGCATACGACCAGAAGATGCAGATGAAGCGAGAGAACATCGCTGACCGTGGCATCTGGACTGCTAAGAAGCGTTACATCCTTAATGTCTGGGACTCTGAGGGTGTTCGATATGATGAGGCAAAACTCAAGATGATGGGTATTGAGGCAGTCAAGTCATCGACACCTGCACCCTGTAGGGCAATGATCAAAGATGCTCTCAAGTTGATGATGAGTGGGACAGAGGATGAGGTCATTGACTTCATTGCAAAGTGTCGTAAAGACTTCTCCAACCTCCCACCAGAAGAGGTTTCCTTTCCCAGAAGTGTTAGTGATGTGCGAAAGTACAAATGTTCTACTCACATCTATAGCAAGGGAACACCGATCCATGCTCGTGGGGCACTTCTGTTCAATCATTATGTTCGGAAAGCAGGTCTAGATAAGAAGTATTCTTTGATTGGTAATGGTGAGAAGATCAAGTTCTGTTACTTGAAAGTCCCCAACACCATCGGAGAAAATGTTATCTCATTCATCTCAGACTTCCCACGAGAGTTGGGTATTGAGAAGTATGTTGATTACGACAGTCAGTTTCAAAAGAGTTTCCTCGATCCACTGAAAACTATTCTTGATTCAGTTGGTTGGAGTTCCGAAAAAACAGTATCTCTCGAATCATTCTTCCTATGAACACACCCGAATACGATGAGGCAATGGACCTCTTCATTCAATCTCTACTCAAACCAGACCACGAGTTGAGAACTATCGCGAAACAAGCAAATTGTTTAGACGAATTGCTACAAATTCGTGATGATATGGTAAAATACTTACAAGATAAAGATTAATTATGGATTTTTTAAAGGACATAGTAAATGAGATTGGTGGTGACTACACAAAAATTGCAGCAGACATTGACGAAACGGAGTCATACGTTGACACTGGTTCGCTCATCTTTAATGCTCTTGTATCTGGGTCTCTCAGTGGCGGGGTCTCTGCTAATAAAATCACTGCAATTGCTGGGGAAAGCAGTACTGGTAAAACTTTCTTTTCACTCGCGGTGGTTAAGAACTTCTTGGATACTAATCCCGATGCATATTGCCTTTATTTCGATACTGAAGCTGCAATCAATAAAGGACTTCTTCAGTCTCGTGGCATCGACCTCAACCGAGTTGCTGTCGTCAATGTCGTTACCGTAGAAGAGTTCCGTAGCAAGGCACTCAAAGCGGTTGATATGTATCTTAAGAAACCAGAAGATCAGCGCAAACCTTGTATGTTTGTGTTAGACTCTCTTGGTATGCTCTCCACTAACAAGGAGATCGACGACACCCTCAATGATAAGATGGTCAGAGACATGACCAAGTCACAACTTATCAAAGGCACATTCAGAATGCTTACCCTCAAACTGGGTCAAGCAAACATTCCCCTTATCGTTACCAATCACACCTATGATGTTATCGGAGCCTATGTACCTACGAAAGAAATGGGAGGTGGTAGTGGCCTCAAGTACGCTGCTAGTACTATCATCCATCTTAGCAAGAAGAAAGAGAAGGATGGAAAAGAAGTCATCGGCAATATTATCAAAGCAAAGGTTGCTAAGTCTCGTCTGAGTAAGGAAAACAAGGAAGCAGAGATCCGCCTCTATTATGATGAGCGTGGTCTTGACCGATACTATGGTCTCCTAGAACTAGGAGAGTTGGGTGGTATGTGGAAGAACGTTGCCGGTCGTTACGATATGGGCGACGGCAAAAAAGTATATGCGAAGGCAATCCTTAAGGAACCTGAGAAATACTTTACTGAAGAAATCATGGAAAAACTGGAGGTAATCGCTAATGGAACCTACTCCTACGGGGCATAAGTTCAAGTTCAAAACTATTCTCGACTATGATGAGTGTCCAGTCAGGCACTTCATCATTGAAGAGAAGAAAGAAGTCTGGTTTGTTGGGTCTCATGCACTTTCTATGGGTCTCCAACAGATCATGGCAAAGTATTTCCCCACTGACTACACTGGATGTCTAACCAAATACGATCATTGGTTAGAACTAAAGGAGAAGAATGAACGTTGAGTTTGATGAGGAGAGTCCTGTCATTTGGCGGGACAATCTAAAATTTAGTGAAGAAGATATTCAGAAAGTCTACTCTGAGATCGTATCTACAGAGAACTATCTGACTTACTCTGAATCGGGTATTGGGTCTATGTACTCAACTTACTTTGAATCTGATGTTTTTTCCAGACCCGAGATACTTTTTCTAGACTCCTACAAGAAAGTAGTGAATAGTATTGTAAATGACTTGGGGTTGTATGAATGTGAGACTTCATTTGACTATTGGTGTCAAGTATACGACGGCAGTCACGGCAATCATTTTCATGTGAGTGCTAAAGTTCCCATATCTTTCGTTCACTTCATTAGACCAACTAATACTAAGTGCTTCTATTTTGTTAGCAGAAATGGAAAGCACCTCTATCCAAAACAAGATCCGGGTGATATAATAGCATTCACCTCTTGGGCACCTCACGGAATTGACGAAAGTAAAGGAAGTGAGAGGATGACCGTAGCAGGAAATGTCATTGCTGATATGATCAAAGCACCCGGATCAGTTGACTATCTGGTCCCAAGAAAAGTTCGTAAAGGACTTTATATTACTGAGCACCTGAAAAAAGATTATGGAACGAATTGAAAACCTGATTCTCAGGTCACTGTTACACAATGAAGCATACTCCAGAAAGGTCATTCCTTTTCTGGAACCAGAATACTTTCAGGACTCATCTGAGCGAGTAATCTTTGAGGAGATTGCTCGCTATATTGTCAAATACAATTCAACTGCCTCACTGGAAGCAATCTCCATTGAGGT